TATAATCTTTTTCATCGTGATCTGATTTACTAGGAAGATAATTTACACCTCCCTCTCTATATTTAGCTATTTCCGCAATACCACCTTCTTTTAAACGATACATGTCATCTCTCAAAATCTGAGGTTGGTCATAATCAAATCTTCTACCTATTCCAGATAAATCGGCTTGTGCCATTTCATATTGTCTACGATATTCTTCTTCGCCTCCAAAAGGTTGTGCCATCATTCCTGCAGCTTCTTTTGCTTTTCTATCAGCTTCTGCTGCGGCAGGATAAGTTCCTAATGTAGTTCCTATTCCTACTTGTGTTGTTGGACTTTGTAAAGCAGTTCCAACTGTTGACATAGCTGCTTGTCCTGCTGTTGGTGGTCCTGCTGCAGCTAATCCCGAAGCTGTTTTTACAGATCCTGCTGCTTGTAAACCCGCTCCTAGTTGACCTACTCCGTAAGCTCCTATTCCTCCTAGCACTCCTGACATTAACGCTGTTCTGTTTGAAGCTCCTGTAGCTTTAGCCATTAAGAAAGAGGTTCCTGCTGCTATGAGGGGATATAAAAAAGCTGACATAAAAAACTCCTATATTAATCTACAGCTAGTTTACTCTTTTTTTTCAGGCTTATCAATACCCGCAGGCACCATTTCATCAATAAGCCTCCCAGTAAACTGGTATTCTCCTACGTGTGTAATATACTCAGTAATCAAAGCTAAACATTTACCACCTATTTTAGTCCATAATCTAGAAAACGCAAAGTCCTCTCCAAAATATAATTTTGTTTCAGGATCATAGTATGTGTCAAAAAAATTATATAAATTAGCTTTGTCAACCCTTTCTCCGTCAACCATAGTTTTTTGTTTTATAGTTAAATCAGGATACGCTTTTTTCATTTTTTCTAAAGCTTCTCTTTTTATCATCATACATCCTGTCATGGAGTGTGATAGCTCAATGATACCCTCTTTTACTTCAATATCGCTTTCATCTCCTTTTATCCTAACTGGGTACATATTACCTGACGTACAAGCTTGTTCATGATTCATACTTGGAATATCTCTCCATTTATTTAAAATTTTATCCCACTGTATAATTTTCATTGGATAAGGTATACTTAACACATCTTTATCTTTCTCTAACATTGTAAAGATAGATTTAGCATTAAAAAGAATGTCACTGTCAATAAAAAGCAGATGTGTAAAATCAGAGTTCAAAAAATGTGATACACACAAATTTCTTCCTTGCGTAACTAAAGATGATTTCATCAACTGCAACATAATAGGTATGTTTCTTTGATTACACAAAGCTTGTAATTTAAATACAGACTGCATGTAATGTATTGAAACATCACTGTGTACAGGTGTGGCAACAAATAATTTTATATCTTTGTCAGTTACCCACTCTGCATCTGGTGTGTAAATAGGTTCATTGTTTTTCATTACTAATACCTTTTAAAAAATTAGTCCATTCTATTTTTCTCTTATCCCAACTATAAAATCTTTTGATAAAATCTTGCTGTAATTGTAAATGTTCATAAACCTCTGGTTCGTGTATCGTGGACACTGCACCTCGAATAGCATACGCAAACGCTATTGCTAAATTTTTATAATTTTTATCATAGGTAACATAAATAGGAAACTCAGAACACGTTTCATACAACGCTCCAAAATTTGTCACTATACAATATAAACCACCAGCCATAGCTTCAAGTGCAGAGTTACAACTTGTCTCCTCCCATATACTAGGATAGGCAAACATATGATATCGATACATCATCTTTTGAATAAAAGAATGTTCTCTATATCCTATATAATTTACGTTTTCTAATTTTCTAGCTTGTTCATATAAAGGTTCATAGATATGTTCATTTTGTTTTTCAAACTCTTCACCGTAAATCTTACAACTACTAAAAACATCTAACTCTATATTCACATCTTTTAATTGTTCCATAGCTCCTAATAAAACATTTAATCCTCTCCAAGGTGTAATCTGAAACAACATTCTTATTCTATCGCCTTTTGTAAAAGGTGTGATTTTAGGAAAATTATTTACTGCGTTTTTTATTACATGACATTTATGTGTGGGTACATCAAACTTATAACGAAACTTTTCATAATTCCAATGTGAGTTAAAAACATACCAATCAAATTTGTCATGATTACTTTTATCCTCGAACCAAGGTGCTATGTTTGGTTGATCATAACTGTTCTTTTGCCATAAAATATTTATTTTTTCATCAGACAAAGGCACTTTACCGGGTATAGACGTACATATTTGAAATTTTGATAATAACTTTTCATCTACATAATGTTCTAAAAAATGATGTTGTATCTCTGTTCCACCTTTAGGATTCATTTATTGTACTCCAATATTTGTTATATCTAATGTGCATCTTTCTCATCTCTTTGTATAATTTTATCATTTGTAGGATTCCAATTCCAAACCAATGTATATCTTTTTACATCCTCTTTAATAGGATCAACCCAATGACAACACCAACCAGGTAAAGTAATAATCTTACCTCTTTGTGTTTTAAAAGGTCCTGCCTCAGTTTGTAAATCAGCATAATTATCAAAATATAAAACACTACTAAAAGCCGAACCCATGTGAGTGTGTTCTTCCACAAATTCATCTTGTTGTATAATAGTTCCCCATGCGTCTTGCACAGCAACAGTTGGTTTATATTTAATCCACTCTGTTATTTTTACTTTGTCATAAAAAGGAAGGATATGATTCATTAATTCTTTAAACAAACTATTTTTTTTAAAGAAATGCCACGATGTCATTTTACCTTTTACATTAGTAGCATAATCTAATTTACCCACATTTTCATCAATTAATTTTTCGAACGCTTGTAACATCCCCTCATTGTCTATATAAAAACAAAAAAAATTTCCTTCTTTAACAACTTGTTTACAATAATATTCAATCATCAATATTTATATGTTGACCTTCTTCTGTTTTTAACATTTTTTTATTTTCTTCTATACATCTAAGATTAAACTCTTCAGCTATTCTACCAAATACATTAGCTAAATGTTTTAATGATTCACCTTTTAATAGTATAAAACCTTTATCTTTTATAATATTTCTTTCTTGATCAGAAAAAACCCAATAGACATCCTCTTCTCTGTATTCAAACTTCATCTTTAGATTTACTCAATAATGATAAAGCCTCTGGAGGAACAGTAATAACAACGTCACATATAATGTCCTCTTGCTTTGTTTGACTGTAAGGATTTTTAACATCAGCCTCTGCCTCTTCTTTTGAGGCATATTGTTTATTAGTTTTCTTGTTCTTGTATATCTCGTCTGATGTACAATGTATTGTTTTCATAATCTCTTTTATACTCGACAAACAAGTAAAACACAAGAGAAATTACAATAAGGATTACAAAGATATAATTAGGCCAAAAAACTGTTTGCTTTTTTGTTTGAAACCACTTACCAGTTGCTTCGAATCTTCTCTGGCGATTCTTATCCATTCTCCAAAGAACGGTCTATAAGTGCGTAGGATATGATACCTTGTATTTCATTCGCTGTACCAGCAGTCATTTTTAACACATCTCCTTCTTCCAATACCAAAGTTTGTGATATGATTTGTCTTGTTGTATTGGCAGCTATAGATGCGTTATCAATTCTAAATGTAGCTGTTGCACTAGTATCAGTTACTTGTGTTGACAAATTTACAGCACTAGTATTTCCATTGTGTGCTTGTATTTGTTTAACTAAACATCTCCCATTTGTTGGTGCTGTTAACACAGATATTGTACCAGTAGAGTTTAAATTAAATCCAGCATTTTTATATTGTATTGTCATGATATAAACCAGTTAAAAGCATCTTGTTCATTTTTAATATCTTGTTGATAGCCAAAATTTAATTTTTCTACTATTTGTCTTATAGATAAATTTATTAATCTTTGGTTTTCAACACTATACTCTTGTTTTGGTTCTGGTATATTTGTAAAAATTTTAGCCATTATCTTCTACCATCCACTTGTACATCAGCTCTGAATGTTCCATATCTCCAAGTCTCAGATGTTGTAGTATTTTGAACTTTAATATTCAAAGCTCTGCCTCTAGCTCTTGTGTCTACTTTTTGAGTTGTAGGAGAAACAGTAAAAGGACCTAAACGACTACTCACCTCTGTGTCGCTTGGAAAATCTTTCAAGTTTATTGTTACACGTGCGTTGCCTGTTAATGCTCTAAAATCAGGAACAAATCTTCTCATCTTCATAAAAAATTCTCCCATTGTAACCAATCCAGCTTCTCCTTGTTGTGGTACCTCAAAATCTCCACTTTGTATTGTACCTACTATTGCTGTAGCTGTACCATCAGAAGAAACTTGGTCTGTACCTTTTTCGTGAGCATATAATGTTGTTGCTCCATTTTGAGTGGTCACACCTTGTATTACAGGAAAAGAAGGAGTCCCCGAAGTATTATATTGTGTAGCATACGGATTATCAAAAACTGTTTTATCATAGTATGTAGTTCTATCTAAAGAACCTATTGACCATATTTGCTCAAAGTAATTAAAAGACACAACTCTATCTATTTGTGTTGATCCTGCTTTTGGATAAAACCAATTTATCTCATTAAATAACGAATTGTAGCCAGCATAAATTATATCTGTAGAACCAAAATTTAAACCTAAATCACCGTCATCTATTGTGGTAAATACAAAGTCCTCAACAGAACATGGTAGTTTTTTTACAGTACCATCATACAAATAAAAACCACCAGCTTGACCCATCCAATAAACAACACCATTTATTGCTATCACACTATGTTGTGACATTAAACCACAATTACTTCCTACTTGTTCAATAGAAAAAGTAAATGGAGGACCTACAAATCGTATTGCATATGCAGCCGTATTAGTAAGCACTAGTGTATAAGTACCTGCATTCACACCACCAACAATTCTTGTACCTGCATCTATACGAAATGTTCCTGCCGTATTAGTTGAAGTAGGTGTATAGTCTGTTCTATCTTCTTGATGCGAAAAACGAATAAACATTTTATCTTGTGTATCAGCTGAACCAATTGTGGTTTGTGTTCCTAAATGTATTAAATGTCTGTCCCTGTCTGATACAATTGTCATAACACTTTGTTGCGGATTGTTTGAACTTACTGTTGCTCTTGTGGTTAAAGCATTATCCGCTGATGGATCCCATTCAAAAGTTTTATTATTTCTAACTGTAGCAATCAACACTTGTCCAAAATTATCTAAAGACCAATTACCAGGTTCAAGTTCTATTTCAGCATCGCTAGTTTCATTACCCCAACCCACATAATTAGAAGCTTCCTCTACAATAGTGCCATCACTATGAGCAGCAGTTGAAGTTCCAGAAGCACCTCTTGTTATACCAGTCAAGTCATTACTGCTTATACCAGTGTATGTAATTAACTCTTCGTCTACTTTAATTGTACCTCCAGATGAGGAAAAACCAGTTGTTGAATCTAAAGTGATTGCCGTGCCACTACCTCCAGTTCCAGCAGAGTCATTTAATAAAGCTCCGTTTAAAGTGTCTGTAGTTTTTGTTTGAGTGTCCCCACCCCAGCGACCAGTTCCAAAACCATAACCAACAACTTGCTCTTTATTACCAACTTTAAAATAAGGAGTTACAGTTGCACTACCCGCAGCACTCATACCACTACCGCTTTCTGTTTGTGACATAGTAATTGTAAAAGTATCAGATGCAGCAGTAATTACTTCAAAAGGTAAATTTGTAAACCTATTTGTGCTAAATCCAGTAGCACCTCCTCCAGGCAAAGTTACTGAAGAAAAAACAAATATGTCTCCTACATCTAAACCATGAGCTGCTTTGTTTACAGTCACTGTTGCAGATCCATTTGATGATGTAAAGGTGCATGATGTTAATGCTGTGCCTAAAGGAGTAATATCATAAAAGGCTCCAGAATAATAAATAAATAAACCTTTATGAGTTCCAATAACTATATATCGCTTACCAGATAAATCAGACCAAATGTGCATATCTCTTGCCACACCAACTAAAGTTTCTGTTGTTGTTTGTTCCCATCCACCAATTTTTTCAGGATAACCATAACGAAACCTAACATTGTCGCAGTCTATCCATTTACCTTGAGCTCCAGTTGGAGTTACCTGCTTGTTAATTCCTGGTACTATTTTTACTTCTGATAAAGCCATAGTGATAGTATAAGCTATAATTTTCTAGTCGTAAACTAAACTATTATCAATATATGTAGGCTTAATATCCATGTATTTAGTTGTTTCCTTGAAAGCTGAAACCACATCTTTAGTCACGTATTTATAATTATTGAGCCACAGCTCATTAAATAAAATGATTGATTGGTTATAAGGTCTAGATATAAAAGACATATCATGCGTAGTTTGTATTTCAGCAGGGTGATTATTTACACTTACAATAAAATTTTGTTTTATGTTTTTATCTAAATCTATAAAAAAAGTAGCATCTCTTATTTTTCTATGAGGCAATATTTTATGTATATTTTTTACTACCTCTTCATCATCAACCAAAGGTTTTACGATAGATTTATACCAAGTTTTTGGAACTTCAACTTCCTCTGCACAAAACACAACTAGTTTATATTTTTCTGGAACATTCCAATCTGGAACAATTTGTCCTCTTTTTGCGTAAGTGTATATAATCATACTTTTTGTGTAGCAAAACTACGCCTATTGTCTTTATAGTAAGAATTATATTTACCCTCTTTTCTTACATAATGTAAAAAAACTTGTGCTTGAAAATCACCAGTAAATTTTTCTCTCCAATGCTCTACTTCAATACCTTTATATATAACCGCATCTCCAGGTTTTGTTACAACTGGAGTGCCTGCAAAGAACAAAGGCCAATCCTCTCCACTATCTTTTAAATTAATGGTTACACTAATTTCACAACTAGGTCTATCTGTATGTTTTGTTAATTCTGATCCGTTTGTGTATAATCTAAAAAAAGAATATGTAGGTAATAACTCTTCACCAACAATTTTTTCTATTTTATATTTTTTTTGTAAGAGTATACTTTCCATTAAAAGATCTGCGTACATACCAGTATCCATTAAAGAGCTTTGCATAGAATCAAAATAATTAAAATTATTCCTATGAAAAAAATCAGCATAACAACCATAAACTCCAACTTCCTCTGTTGATAAAAAGTTTTTTTCTAATTTGTAATTTACAAAGCCCATGATACCACCGAATATCTTGTACCCTTAGTTACTTCTTTTACTTCATGAGGAAATAAAGAATTGGAAGGCCAAATAATTACCCTGTTTGGTTTAATTTCAATAGGGTGTTTAGAATTATCTACAGGATCATGAAAGACTAATTCTCCTCCTTCATAATCATTGTTTAATAAATATATTAAACTTAAAGTTCTTGGTATTTCTGCGTGATGATCAGTATGCACAGAATAAAAACATCCTTGCTTGTAACGTAATGCAGATATATCAATAATGTTAGTTACACTGAAATGTTTGTAAAAGTTGCAATAATCTGAATACGTCCTCATAAAATATGAAGCGAGTAAATTATGCCAATGAACATTACTTAAAGATTCATGGTCATTTCTAAAAGGATAAACCTCTGCATTTCTATGTTTTTTTTCAGCAGGAACATGCTCATTATTGTCCTCTCCAATTGTTTTAGCTTCTACAAAATTACACAGATTTAAATACTCAATAAACTTTCCTAAAACTGGAAAAGGTAGAACATTATCAGTTATTCTTACAAAATTAGTTATTTCCAAGTGACTTTCCTCCAACAAGTACGTGCATAGTTAGCAAACTCAGTAGCATAAAATAAAAATCTACTGGTTATATATTTTTCATAATCTTTTATAGGATATTTATTTATCTTCATTTGCCAACTTTCTTTTTTATATGGAATAATCTGTGCTATTATTTCACCTTTTTCTATAGTAAATTCTTTTTCCGTATCACTTTTTCCATGTACACGAAAAGGTAAATTTATTTCTTTATTATATGTATCTGTGTCTACAATACCAGATAAAATTTCATAATTTTTTTTAATTTTATTTAAGGGAGGCATAATTAAACAAGAATAACCAAGTGGTGTTTTTATTCTCCAAGGTAATAATATTTTTGGATACCCATAAGAAGCGTTGGGTACATGAGTTTGATGATAAGGACATTTATCACCTAATTGAACTTTAGGGTGAACATTATTTAAAACATTTTGCTGTGTTAATATATTTAATTTTTGTATTTCTGGAGACTGCCAATGAGGAATTGGTAAGTCTATTCTCATATCTCTGTACCCATCATCATTTACATAATTATGTTTTATTTTAAGAGTTCTAGGATTGGGTATAGCATATCCAGTTATTTGTGTGTCAAAAAATGGTTTACAAGCTTTGACTGTTCTGCCCATATTTTCTGTAAATTCTGGTAAATCTTTGTACCAGTCACTTAAATAAAATTTTATAGGTTTAGGGTATGCTTCTTCCGTTTCTGCTTCTATATAATTATCAAACGCAGTAAACTCAATAAGTTTTGCCATTTAAAAAATATAACAAATATTATGGAATAAGCAACCCAGAATAATCTGTTACACCATTTTCACTTAAATATTCAGAAAAGGTTTTATTTGCTATAGGATACGATTCAGAACCCATAGTATCTGCATCAAATAAAGTTTGAGCTTGATTTTTAGCAGTAGTCCATCTAGCTTTTTGATTTGCTATATCTTGTTGCCAAGTTATAAAAGAATCACATTGTTCTATAAAACCAGCTACATTTTCTCTTAACCAGTCCTCTGATATAATCTCAGGTGTTTGGTCAAGTTTGTCTATGTGACTACTAATCCCATTACCAGAACTATTTAATACTGGTATTTTTCTTCCTTTTAAAACATTAGTCCACTCTGTGTTGTCAGTTGCTTCTATTTTAGTGTCATGAATATACCATGCTCCATCTTTAATCGCATCTGAATCAGCACATCTTGAAAATGTACTTCCTTGAAATATATACCAATTTGCCATCTTAACTCCTAATCACTTGCATTTTCTCTAATTAACAAAATACCTGGTCCTCCGTTTCTAGGACCTACTTCTTGCGAATTTCCTTGAGTCACCCTATGTCCACGACTAGCTTTAGCAGGAACAGAACCTAAGGCTGCATATTTCATATTAGTTTGAAAACCAGGTGTAGATGGTGTGCTCCCATCAAAATTACCAAAACCAGCCAAAGCATTAAAATCATAAACATTTTCAAATGTAACTCCAACTGTGTGTGCAGGAGATTGTAACGTGCCAGGACTTGCAGCTGCTCCAGTTCCAGTATTAGGATTAACTGGTTGAAAGTGAGGAACTTGAGTACCAGCATTTGCTGTAATTGTGCCTGAAGGATGAGCAAACGTACTTGCTGCAGCATTAGTTGGTTCAAATCCACCAGAGCCAACTGTATAAGCAACTGGACCTATTCCACTAGGTGTTGCTATATTAAAATATCCAAAACCACCTGGGCCTCCACGACCACCAGTTTTTCCAGTAAAAGGACTATCAGGTTGTCCTCTTCCCGCGC